ACACAATTTAGAAAGTCGGTGGTGGATACCCAATGGAAACAAAGTACCCACCACCTAGCCCCAGCACTGCTCAAACAGTGTCTGGGAATCCTATTTAAGTGCCCTGAATTGAGCCTCAAAATGTTCAGGGGTTTGCTTAGCCAGTTCAATATGCAGCCAATTAGGCGAGCCTTGGTATGAGCCTGCATTGTCTGTGGCCGTAAAGATTTTGACACCAGCCTTGCCTTCGCCTCGACTACAACGGTAGCCAGCGCCATACTCGCCATAGGCGTACCAGTGCATTTCGCACAGTCCAAGGGCTTTGCTGTTAGCTAGGAACCAGTCCCAAATAATACGTGCTTGAGCTTCGTCTTTGTATTTTAGATCAGCTGCGTATCCGGTGGCGTGTACTGAAAGCCCAGCATTGTTTCGCATTGGTCTGTTGGCGTAGGTGCCTAGTGAGGTCATGCCCCAGCGTTTGCCACAAAGTTCTACAAGTTTTGCAGTGACTGGCTTTGTTCCTTTGCCATCCCATGCTGGGTAGTAAGGGTAAACACGGCTCATGGTGCTGGTGGGTCTTTCGGTTTGTCTTTAAGGCCGTTGCCTGCTAATACTCCCAAGAGCCCACCTGTCAATGTGGCGAGCATTGGTGAAAGTACAGACCAAGCCGCATCGTCATTGGGCGAGACATCGAGCGGCTGGGTCACGAATAAAAGTCCGAATAGCAGAGCCAAGATAGAAGCAAGGAATGCAATGGTTAATCCGATTGCCACAACAAGAATTAGTCGTGCTTTTATTTGTTCGTTGCTAAGTCTGTTTTCGGGTTTCATACGCACTTTCCGCCTGTCCCGTATGCCGGGGCTGCTGTTGTTGGGGTGATTGTTTCGGTTACTCCGCGTAGTGCTTTGTTTTTGGTTGGTGGGCAGTTGAGGCGTTCACGGTCTGCGCAAGCGGTGAGCGATGCACAAATAACTAATAAAATCAGGCTTTTACGCATCATGTTGAACCAAGATCTTCGATAACAAGTTGCGCAATTGTATCTGCTGCGCGGTAACAGTTGACCGAACCGCCGCCAATTGGCGCAAAGGTTGCGACGAACACGGTTGATCCAGCGGTCAAAGTTTTAACAATGGTGGTGAATCCAGTGTTGTTACCACCCGTTACGGTGTTTAATAATCGCATTTCCGTTAGTTGTTGAATTGCGCCGCTGATGTTAGTTAAACGAATACGCAAGGCAACTTGGTTTACTGTGCCAGAAACATACTGCAAAACTGGTTCGTAATAACTAATTCGATAGTAACGGTTAGCAACTGCCGTGAACGATGGTGAAGTCACAGCAACCGTTTCTACTGCCACGATTCCAGAAGCGGTTGTGTTGTTTGTGGCGCTGACCAGCCCACGTGGAAAGTTGTTTTGCTGTGTAGCAGTCAGGATTTGCCCTGCTGTGAAGTCTGTGTTTAGTGCCATGTTGTGTCTCCTTTAGAAACTTAAAAGGTTAGTAGTGCTAAGAGTACCGAAAATGGCATCGTCAAGGGTGAAATAGGCGTTGCCGTCTGTGGACTCAAAAGTGTACGAAACAATATGAGAGCCGGGTGTGATGTTATGGTTAATGCCAGACACAATTAGCGTCTGTGTCTCTGTGGCTGGGCTACCTACCACAAAGTTTTTAACGACAGTGGCAATACTGGTCATATCAAGGTTCAGCACAATGTTCTGGTCAGTAGCGGATAGCGCTGACATCTCAGTAGATAGCCCTGTAAACCTGAGCACTGGGTTCTGGTACTTACCTAGCAGATAGTTACCTAGGCCAGCCACCTCAGCCACAGTGCTGTTAAGCAGATTAGTCAATGAGTACTGCTGGGCTTGATAGAGCGCAATGCTGGCCGCGTTGCTAGTTGTCTGTATGGCCCCAGCGTCAGATTTTGTCGTTATGTAGTTATACAAAAGCTCGTCACCGAACTGGTTAATAAGCGACTGGTACCGAATGCCTGTGCCGTCAGTGTTAAAAGTAGCGCCAGCCACCGGGTTAAGAACACTAGACCTACCCTTAAATGTCAGCGTGCCGTTAGCGCTCATAAACAAATAGCCCTGCTCGCTGGTGTTTACAAGCTGCAAATAGTTAAGGCAGTTTGTGTCTTGGCTAATAGCAAAAGCACCAAGGGTGGATGAGCCTGTGTCAATAGATCGAGCGCCTTGGTAGTTAATTTCTGCAAGGTCTAGCACTGCGTTAATGCGTGCACCTGTGGCCTGTGCTGATGGGGTTACAGCGTTGAGTGATTGGTTGGCAAGCACTGTGAAATTGTCAGAACATGACGCGTACATCATGTCTTGGTTGCTGATGTCGTAGTCGAGGTTCCAGTCAGTAATTAAACCTGTGTAAATCGGTATGCCATTAGCCAAGATTTGCACCGGGCACCTAGGCAGTACGAACGGGTAGTAAGGGCTTGACGTATTGCTCGGGTTTAGCACTTGACTGGCGTTGTCAAAAGCAATGACAGCTGTGCCAGCGTTGAACTGGTCTAACTGGCGTGAACGACCACGGGTGATGCTGACATTTTCCACAAGGCTGGTCAGATCAACAAAGGTGACACCACCTAAAGTGCCACGGCCTGCCGTGTCTAAAACACCATAAAAGGCATCGTTTAATTGAAAGGGTGTGCCGAAGCCAGTAGTGCTCTGAAAGCCCACCAGCACCTGCATAGTAGGGACACTCATGCTGGGGCAAATACCGTTCCACTACGGCGCTGTGCTTTTTGGATAGCAGCAATAATGTCCTGACCTACTTGGTCTGGTGTGGCAACTAAACCAGCGTTTACTGTGATGTTCATACCCATGCCACCAGCCTTAGACAATGGAATTACAGCCTCGGGGCCTGCCTCGCCTATCAGGGCCAAGGTAGGGCTGGTCACAATGCCACCCGTAGCCATGGCTTTGTAGTCAAGTCCTGCAGGGTTAGCGCCACCAACTGCGCTACCTTCGCCACCTAAACGGCCAAGGCTAATTTGCCCAAGTGAGCCGATGTCTTTGCCGGGCTTAATCAAGTTAATGCCCTTAATAACTACGTTAATCATTGTGATAAAAGCGTTAGCCATAAACTCAAAATTACGCGCCACCTGATTAACGACAGCATTAACTACAGCGCGGAAAGTATCGAACCTTTTGTAAGCCATGACTAGGGCAACACCTAAAGCGACAATGCCAGCCGTGATCAGCACTGCAGGGTTTAACGCCATAGCCGCATTTACCAAAACAATGCTGGCAGCCATCACACCAAAAGCAGCTGCTACAGCCGTAATCAGTGTTGGGTTGTCTTGTGCCCACGTGGCGAACGATTGCAGGACTGGTAGAGCCTTTTCTAGTATCGGCAACAGTGCAGCGCCCACACCTTCTTTAGCCTCACCAAGAGCAACGCCTAAACGCTTCATCGAGCCTGCAGCAGTGTTAGCAGAATCAGTAGCGGCACCACCAAAAGTGACAGCCATCTCGGCCATAACTTCTTCCATGCTTGCGCCGTCTTTAATCATCTGGCGTAGCTCTGGTGACAGTTTTGCTAGGGCAGTCATATTGCCCCCATATGCCCGTTCCATAGCCTTAGTGACAGTTTCGAGGCTGACGCCCTTGGCCGCGGCTATGTCCATACTTAAATTGGCGGCCTTTTGGGCTTCCTCAATGTCCATTGTGGCACGTACCAGCCCAGCCATTGCCGGGCGTAGTTCGTCATCTGTTACGCCTTTTAATTTGCCCTGAGCAGTTATGTAGGACTCAACACCAGCAATCTGTGCATCAGTGGCTGCAGTCGTTTTCTGTAGCTGACGCGCCAGCATGGCTTGTGCCTGCTCATCTTCCATAGCACCTTTAACAGCATCACCAAGGCCAGCGACTAAACCACCAAGCGCTACTGCTGCGTATTTGTTTGCCTTGCCAAGTGCGTACTTAGCCTTAGCTTGCGCGCCTTCTAAATCCTTAAAGCCCTTCTCGGCTTCCTTCAATCCCTTTGGGTTGAATTGCGTAACGATTGGTAGGTAGATAGCCATTAGCCAGATGTCCTTGCTTTTAGTGCGCGGTTAGCGTCAGCGATTACTTCATCCACGGCTTTCATAATGTCAGCGGTGCCTTGCTCTGCAATAAATGCACGTGAGCGCCACAAGCCGCGCTGGGGCCTGCCAAAAGTGTTAGTTAGCAAATCAGAAAATTGGCTGTTGTTTTTTGTGCCTGCCTGGCTAAACATTGCGCCAGCTGCGCTTTTTTGCACCAGCGTTACTAATGGTGTTACACCTGATCGAGCGCGACCACCCACCATGATTTGCACACCTTTGTCCACAGCAGTTTTGTTGTAGCCAAGTCTGCCTTTGTTGCCCCAACCACGAATCATGCTCACGCCAATCTCTGATGGGAACTGCTTGCGGCCTTCCTCAAGCATTGCCGGACTACTAGCTTTAATTTTGGCGGCAGCCTTAAAGCGCGCTGACTTGTCTAACTTGCTGAGCTCTGACAGTGCCTGTTTCAGGCCTGTAATTTCGGCGCTTGTTTCTAGGCTCATGCTTTGCGGCTTTCGTTTAACAGCTTAATCGTGGTGTTTAGATCAGCAATATCAAACTCTACAGCAGGTGGCCACCAGCCTGTGGCTACTAAGAGACTTGCTAGGGAATGGCGGTAGGTTCCGCTTGGGTAGGGTTTGCCGGATCATTATCTACCACTTCCAAAGTCACTAACCGTTTAATGAAGTCATCAAGCACGACTGGCACCATGATGCCAGCCACTTTGGATGACTCGTAAGCCATGAAAGCCAAGTCCTCAATGCTTATGCCTTGCTCACCGATAGTGCTTGACTTGCGCTTGTATTTGCGTTCCCATTGCACGATGACAAAGAGGCTGGTGGTGACTTCGTACGGGCCTTCGCCAGTATCCACCTTGAGAGTAAGTTTCATGTCGGGTTCCTTTGGTTATGGGGGTGTGATATCTCGCGCGTAGGTGCCGCCAATAAATGACGCGGTAATCATTGACAGTTCACCAACAGAGCCAGTGATAGGTGTGAAGTCCACAAGCTGCATATTGATAATTGTGTACTCAGGGTTTGACGTGCCTTCTGTAGTGCCTGCTGGCGAAATTACTAACTGTGTAGTACCTGTGCCCAAGTTGGCAAACAACGTGGCTTCAACTTCGCCTGTGCCATAGGAAAGATACATTTCTAGCTCTACCGATACGGTCTGCAGGCCCGGCACAAAGCGATGGCCAGTATCGCCAAAGGCTGTGCTTTCAAGACTGTCCACGCCAAGTGTGATAGTGGCGCTACGGCACTGGTCGGTCAAATCGACAGCTACACCACCAGTAGTGGGGGCAAGGTTTACGGTTGGGTTAGTGAGATATGTACTTGTAGGCATCGTTAATTCTCCTGTGTAAAACGGTGCCGGGTGCCGTACTTGTTATTAGTTCTAGCAGATAATACTAGTCCGTTGGCGTATGTCATGATTTCTGTGCCTGCATAGCCATCTGTAGATCGTAAGCAGGATAGGTAGCGCCACCAATTTCTAGTGATGACGGCTGGCCTGCCATGATGACAACGCTTGAGCCGAGGACTGTGGCCACGATGCTAAGGATGTTTTCGAGCACATTTTGGGCTGCGGTGCCACTGCCAATGACACGCACTGGGATGGTCACGCGCACAATGTTGCCACCACCAGCGATTGTCTCAAAACTAGGCGCATCAAGAAAGACACAGTTAGGGACAATCTTTGTGGGATCACTGACACAACGGATGCCTGTTACTGCCGTAAGTGTGGCCTTGAGGTCTTGCATAGCCTCATTCAGAAGCCCTGTGGCAGGCATTAAGCCACCTGTGGGCGGTCTATGCCCAAGAGCTGTTTAATCATCGGTGTCATGGCACTGACGGGCGCTGAGCCCATACCGTCAAACGTGGCAAAAGTGTCTTGGACTGAGCCTCGCGCGCGCCACAATGCAGCTGCATACATAAGCGTACCCAGCGTGCAATCGTGGCCCGGGCTTGTGGTCAGACTATCAAAATAGCCAGACTCCTGCCTGCGCCGATAAGCAAAGTCGTTGGCAGCGTTTCGGGCCTGCGTAGCAAGCGTGTAGTCATCGCTCGGGTTAGTGATATCCACCCCAAGATATGTCACCACCTGCGCAATGCTTACCCATGTGCAATCCTGCGTGTAAGTGATAGTGCCAGCCGATGCAATGCGGCCAACATCAGCACCAGTACAAGCAAAGAGCACCTGATTAGGGATGCTGACATTGCTATTGAATAACAGATCGCCTTCTGTGTCTATGCCAATGTACTCATACTTGGGCATGGCATAGACCACAAAGGTGCCGTTAAAGGGTGCGCCAACACTTGTGACAGTGATGGATTGCCCCACCTCTATTTCAGTATCGGTCAGTGTTTGTAGCACTGCATAGTTGTCTAGCAGTTGCTTAAAAGTGACTGTGTATGTAGCCATGGCGGCTAACCGCCCTTCAGAATTAAATTAGCGCAATTGATTGGACTTGTGTCGAGTCCGCAATAAAGGTGGACACGTAACCGTAGTAAGAGAATGTGCGACCAAGTGTGCTTGGCACTTCCACGCTCATAATGCCACGTACCTGCTCGTAGAACTCAATTGCTTGTCCACGTGCTACAACCATTGTGCCTGCTGCGAAGTTGCGGTCAGCAACGAGGTTGAGGCCAAATGGGTTAAAGGTGTTTGCCACAGTGACGTTTGCAGATCCCATGGCGTTTACGCCCATAAGACCAGCAGCGCCTACATATGGGAACACTGGACGCTTATCTGCATCCAACTGTGCGCCAAGTGCTTGCCACACGCCGGGTGCCACAAAAATGTGGTCAGGCAAGAAGTTGGTATCCAAAAGAATGTTGTATGCGCTTGTGTAAATGCTGCTAATCAAGGTGCTTGGGTCCTCTGCGGTAACGTCCCATGTTGCGCCTGAAGCGGTTGCGCCTGCCACAATGGCATCGGCTGCCACGTTGTCGGACTGCAGCATGTACTGGCCTGCGAGGTCGCGCAAGATAATCTCAAGCGCGGCAGGTGAAGTAAAGTCAATGTCCTGCACTGACAAAGTGACCTGTCCAGCAAGCGTTGTCTTTGTGACCACGTTGCTAGCAATCACTGGTGTGGTTGCGCTTGTTGCTACAAGTTCACCAGCTTGGCTAGCCACGCTACTGTGAGTTGTCCATGTTGGGCGAATCCACGTCTTGCTTTGTCCACCGTCAGGCATTGCGCGAGCGCCAACAGCTGCGACTACTGGACGAATGTAGTTCAGATCGTCAAACACTGGCCCAAGGACTGGCACAGGCAAAAGACCCGGGGTGTTTGTCGTAAGTACGTCACCTGCTGCGGCTTGCAACGCTGACTGGTTGGCAAGCATGTATTCGTTTGCTGCAGCTGACACGTTTGCGAAAGTTGTGCCCCCAATGTGCATAGCGGCCATGTACTCGCCGGGTGTTGGTAGAGCAAACTTGCGCTTTGGCTGTGCAAAAAGTGGTGATGCTTCGATTACTTCTGGAACTGGGGTTTCTGACACTTCGGTCTCCTCTGACTCTGTGGGTTCAGGCTCATCGGGTGCCGTTTCTGTATTATTGCTTATTTCCTCATCTGATGTGGGGATACTTGCAGCTACATCTGTGATAGTAGCACCTGCAAAGGCTGGCTGTGGTACAAGTGACAACTCCATCCAATCGGCTGCTTCCACAATCATGACTCCATCTTCGTTAAACGAAAACTTGGTTGGGTTTACGCCTACCGACACAGAGTCAAGCACCCCATCGGCTGCCAAGATTAGAGCCTCATCGCCTAGGGCTGTCGTTGAGACTTTGGCTGTGAAGTACATGGCCTCATCGTCATCTGTGCGTTCGGTGACAAGGCCAATGGCCTGAGATGCGTCATGGCTCATGTAAAGCTTTGGCGCTTTGCCCTCTGTAGGCAGTGAGCCCGGCAAGAAAGAAACTGTCTGCCCACCTGAGACCGTGGCCTCAGTGTTGTATGGCAACGCAATGCCAGTAATCGTGCGCTTAGGGCCGTCCTCTGTGGCGGCATCAACTGAGAATGTGGAACTGGTAAAGCGCATCATGCGAGAGACTCCTGAGTATTTTCTTGTGC